ATATTCTCTTTTGTAAAATATATTTCCGGTCCAAATGATTTTAGATCAGACTGAGATAATTTTAATTTTTTAACTGTCATAATACTGTTTATTATAAAATCATTGAGGGGATAAATTTTTATGGGTGAATAAACTATACACGAACACTATTGAAAAGTCAATCAAAAAAATAGGCAATGCCGAAACATCGCCTATTCTACAACCTAAGTTGTTGTTTAGACTGTTCTTCTATTTCACTTATTTCGCTTTATATATGTGATATAGAACCCAAACAGCTACCAGACCGAGTAAACCCTGATCAGATAGACCTGCTAGTACTGACTGAACATTAGCGATAACGCTCATGTCTGGCCAGAAAGGAACGCCTTGGCCATTAAATAGAACTTCGAGAACGATGGCTAGAGCAATCATGCTCACACCAACGTCTGCTAATCCTTTAGCCCACGCTTTAACTTGATTTAGCATATCCATATGCTTTCTCCTTTGTTTAAAAATTGCAACACAGACTCGGTAGAATCTACCGATTCAAATTGCAGACTCTCAAATTCTGTAAACAATTTTGTGTTACAATACATATTTAAGAATAAAGATTTTGTTAATTAAACTCATATATTTGGTGTAGGTGTATTAAATGCATGAAACGAATTAAAAATCCACAAATTATCTAGAAAATTGCATTTGGTAGCAATTATAAATCATTCAGACAAGGCGATAAATAAGCAATAAGAGGAACTTTAATGCCTAAATTAAGTCTATATAGACCAGAGAAAGCAAACGATTATTCATTTCTTGATAAGACCGTATCTGAAATGTTTACTGTTGGCGGAGTAGATATTTATGTTCACAAATATCTAGGACCCAAAACAGTTGGTGATAGCTCAATTCGTGACAATGACGATGTTACTCGCCCAGTTTACAATACATCCGATCCACTTTTTATTGAAGATTTACTATTCCTAGAAAACAGAGATCGCGAATATGAAGATAGTGTCTATACAATGCGAGGTGTATATTCAGTCGCAGATATTGATTTTGACTTAACACAATTTGGCTTGTTTATGAGTGGTGACACACAATTTGTCAGTTTTCATTATAATGATATGATCAATACATTTGGTCGTAAATTAATGGCTGGAGATGTATTAGAGTTTCCTAATTTAAAAGATTATCATCCACTAGATACAAGCGGACCTAAAGCATTACCAAGATATTATGTAATACAAGATGCGAGTTTCGCCAGCGAAGGGTTTAGCCAAACTTGGTATCCACATTTATGGCGTGTTAAAGCAACACCATTAACAAGTAGTCAAGAGTACGATGATATACTTAACAAACCACTTGATCCTGATAATCCATCAGCAGGTACTATTGATGATTTCTTAGGAACAAGGAAGAAAGACTTAGATATTAATGATACTATAGTTAGACAAGCAGAAATTGAACTTCCTGCAAGCGGATATGATAACACGGGTTATTATATAACACCTACCGCAAAAGATGCACATGGTGTTTTCAAACCTGTAAATACACAAACTGTTACTAGTGATGGAACTTCAGTTCCAGGTAAAACTCCAGAACCGCAGGTTGATGGATATTTAGTTGGTTATTTAACAGGAGATGCTGTTTCACCTAACGGTTTAAATGTAACACCTGGTGTTACATTTCCATCTGCTCCAGGAGTAGGAGATTATGCATTGAGATTAGATTATTCACCTAATAGATTATTTAGATATGATGGTTCAAGATGGGTTAAAGTAGAAGATGGTGTTAGAACTGATCTTACACCAGGATCGGGTAGTGATGAAAGACAACTTAGTGGTTTCACTAATAATGATGATAATGTTACAACATCGGATCGTGGAACAATAACTGGAAAACAAAGTTTGTCAGATTTACTCTCACCGAAGAAGGATAATTAATAATGCCAACCACAAATGATTTTTTCTATGATCAACAGATAAGACGTTTCTTACTACAATTTACTCGCATGTTTTCTAATTATCAAGTAGAATATGGTAGAGATGCTACTGGAGCCGCTGGGTTAGTACGAGTACCAGTTAAATATGGTGATGCCAGTAGAAATGCCGCAGTAATTATACAAGAAAATTCTGCCAGTAAAATGCCCAGTTCACCATTAATAACTTTTCATATAACCTCTATGGATTATTCTCGAGACAGAGTACAAGAACCATATTTTCTTGACAAAAAGACTTTTAAACAACGTACATGGAATGAAGCTACACAATCATTTGAACCTACACAAGGCAATGCCTTTACTGTAGAACGTTTAATGCCTGTACCTTTTGATCTTAAAATTAATGTAGATATTTGGACTACTAATACTACAATGAAATTACAAATTTTAGAACAAATATTAGTATTGTTTAATCCATCAATGGAAATACAATCAACTGATAATTATATTGACTGGACCAGTTTATCTATAGTTGAACTAGTTGGTGTAACTTGGTCATCAAGAAGTATACCTCAGGGTACTGATAATGCAATTGATACAGCAACATTAAATTTTCACTTACCAATATGGTTAAGTCCGCCAGCTCGTGTAACTAAAGCCGGTGTAATACATAAAATAATTGCCAGTATTTTTGATTCTAATGGTGATGCCGCAAATGCATTATTAAATGACGATTTATTATTAGGAACAAGACAAAAAATTACACCATTTGGATATCAAATTATAATACTCGGAAATCAAATACAAATATTAAAAGAATCAGCAGTTGAATATCAAGATGGTAGTTCAATATTAGATCCAAGCCCAGAACAGGCAAGTAACGAATTATGGCATAGTGTAATTGATATGTATGGTGTTTTAAGAGCAGGTATTAGTCAAATACGTTTAACTATTGAAGATAGTATTACTGAAGTTGTTGGAACATTAGCTTATCATCCAACTGATGATAGATTTATGTTGTTTACTATAGACTCTGATAGTATTCCAGCAAATACATTAACAGCCTTAAATGCAGTTATTGATCCAGGTGTTAGTGGCCCAGGTGCAGGATTAGCGGCGGCTAGTACCGGGCAAAGATATTTATTAACAGGTAATGTTGGAGAATTTTCTAATATTAACCCACCTGGTGGTAATGTTAATCAAGATCCATCTGATGCATGGGGTGCTTTAGTTGCTACAGAGAATCAAATTATTGAATTTGATGGTACAAACTGGGTTGTGTCTTTTGATGGTTCAGATACCAGTACATTGCAATATGTTACTAATAGTACCACAACTATTCAATATAAATGGGCCAATGGAAAATGGCAAAAAAGTTATCAAGGAATTTATGACGGCGGCGACTGGTCAATAGTACTATAATATGAATAGTACAGTAGATGCGATTGGTGTATGGTTGTTTAGCCTTTCAACTAACAGATACCTATATCTATTAAGAAACGATCATAAACACCCAGGTGCCTGGGGTTTGCCGGGAGGCAAAATTGAGAATAATGAAAGTTTAATTAATGCGATAGAAAGAGAATGTAAAGAAGAATTAGGTGACTTTCCTGAAATTATTAAATTAATACCTATAGAACAATTTACTAGCCCTGATGGTAAATTTGTTTATCATACTTTTTTTGGATCTGTAGAACACGAATTTGTCCCAAATTTAAATAACGAACATTTAGGATATAGTTGGGTTGATTCAGGTCATATTCCAAAGCCATTACATCCAGGACTATGGTCTACAATAAACATTGATGAGATTCAAAGTAAAATTAAAATTATTGAATTAGATATTAATAATTAAGCGGTATTACCAATATCGTTATCGATCTTTCCGCGGAATTCAAAACTACTACCGGCTTTAGGAGTAACTGTTCCAGATGCTGTTTTTAACTTTATAGTTAAATTTCCACCTGTTACTGTTCTTAATGTTCCGGTTACATTAATATGTGTTGTTTCAGCAGTATTAACATCAGTATCTACCGTTGTAGCAGTTTGTAATGATACTTCTTTTCTACCAGCAGTTGGTGAATGAGAAGTGACTAATGCAAAACATTCAGCTATATCACCACTTGCATCTGTTAATTCAACTGAAATATTTCCAGTACTACTATTAGTAGCAATACAATTAATATTAAAATCATATGATCTAGCGGCGGCAAGTGTAGCACTCTTTCCAAAAGCATCGGTTGCTGTAGATGAAATTGTACTACGGTCTGCTGTTATATAATGATAAATTGTTTCAATGCCAGTGTTTTGAGTACTTCCATCACCTAGTTTAAGATTACCACTAATATTTGTTGGTACTGATGTGATAACAACTTGACCTGTGCCAGCTGGAGTAATATTAATATTACCATTGGTATTAGTACTAGCTATTACATTTGTAGATATTTTAACATTTGAACTTACCGGACCGGCTAAGTAAATTTCATCAAAATTATCATTTGCCTTATCGAATGCGGTACGTAACGGGTCTCCGGTGTTGTCATTTGCTGTAACACCAATATTAACAGTCTGTTTTGCCATTGCCTTAATTCCTCATTATTTTAATATATTTATCTATTCTAACATATAACTAATATCTTCGTCAAATCCAATAGTCATAGTCATTCTTGTATTCTTATCCTTATCAAGTATAACTTCATGCCCTACTTGTGGGTTTATTACTATAGGTCTTACTAATTCTACCTGATCTATATACTCATAGGGTGGAGGAAGTGTACTATAATAATAAATAATTCCGTTAGGTAATTGCTGAATTGATACATTATCTGGATCTATATCTAAAAATCTAGTATATGAGTTCTTACAATTTTTTAGTGGCCATAAAAATCTAATACCCTTTAAAGCATCAATATGGGGACCGCCATTAGCATCAGTACATATAACCAATGATATTACATTTGGTGTTAAATTGAGATCTTTAAATACTTTGACTAATTCGGGAATATAATCTAATACATTATCAAGTGGAAGGTCATTCCAAAAAATTTCTGATT